GACTGTCACCGCGAAGTAGATTTATTACCTTAAGAGCTCCATACGTTCTATTTGCACTAAGACTAGTAATAGGGCTCAATCCAACAAGAATCTTGTCATAACCTTTTAGGTCATCAAGTGTCCAGGACATTTCAGGGTCAGACTGAACTACATCGTGCCCTTGTTGAGTAAGCACGTGAATGAGTAGACTTGCAAATGACAGTGTGCGCTTGTTTGCGTCTGCAGATACGTGCGGAGCAGACATGCCAGTTATAAGAATTTTGCTCATGCACGAGTCCCATCTGCATTTAGTGCAATACCCTTGTCCTCACGAACAGCACGCTCGATAATACGATTGCAGTGTTCAACAAACGCCGAGTACTCAGGAATGTAAGGCTTAAGAGCTTCCTGTTGCGCGATTGCCGCCGCGGCTAATTCAGAGTCACTCATCTTTTCAACATCAGCAATCTTAAGTTTATAGGCGTCACCTAATGGATCACCTTCGCCTTTATCAGTTACAAGAATAGATCCTACGTGCGCTGCGTATAGGAAACGACTGCGCCACCAACCAGATCCAGCGTGTGGATACGGTGGTGAAAGAATTCCCCAATGATGATTGTAGAACTCAAGTACGTCTTGCTCTGTGTCGAAGCGTTGGCCGCCAAGCTTCTTAATAAGCTTACGACTGCCTACTATTTCAACTGGCCACTCTAGTGATTTACGTTCTAACCAGTTATCGTGTGGCATAAGAGCTCCAAGCACCCACGCACGCTTCTTATCAGACGCAGGTTTAGCAATAACAGGTTGCAGCGTAGGCATGATAGTTGCAGTTGGATCAAGAGCTTCAATTGGACCAAGTTCAATAGGCATACGCTTGCGAACTATTGAACGGTCACCAAATCCATACATAGGACACACTGGAACCATACCAGCTTCCCATCGTTTATCTACAAGATCAGTTGATGCTTGAACAAGACGCTTCTCCCATGGTTTAATGTTTTCATCATTGTCCATCATGTAATAGCGTTCAATGTAGCACTTTTTCGCCGCCGCAGGGTTGACCTCACGAATTCTTTCAAGTGCCGCCTCGATATCTGCACGACTAAAATACGTTGCGCCTTCTTCACCGCGATGCTCTGTGCCAACAAGGAGATGCTTATACAACATTGCAGGTTTACGAATTAGCGCACGCGCACCATTAAATACTGTATTGAATTGCCAATCGTCAAAGAATCCAACGCAAGGAATGCCAGATGACAAAGCGTACAGCGCGCCCATCGCACCTTGGCGGCCATTCAACGAGTTAAGGGGTGCAAGATTGATCCACAGTACATCGTAAGATGACAAGTCTTCGCCAGGCGTAATCTTGCGCCAGTCAACCTCGTGACCAGACTCGCGTAATGCCTTAGCAATAGACGCAGGTACGTCAATCTTTTGAATAGTTCTTTTCTCTGTGTTTATCTGCAGAGCAGTAAACCCACTCATTAGAACTTTCATACTACCTCCTCGTGGTTAAGTGCATTTGGGACATCGTCTGAACTTTACCAGGACAGACGATGAACCAGACGCACTTAAATTAGAAAGGTGCTGCCGGTGGAGCCGCTGCTACAGCAGGTGCTGCCTCAGGGGCTGGTGCTGGTGCTGGTGCTGCTTCAGCTACAGGAGCTGCTGCAGGAGCAGGAGCTGGTGCTGGCGCTGGCGCAGCAGCTGCAACTGGTGCACCTGGTGCAGGTATTGCAGACGTATAGTAGTTCTTGATTTCGTTCTTCTTCTGACCTTGCCAGGTGCGAGAAGTAACAGCCGCACGGAATGCACGACCACGAATTGCTTGTTCAATCTGAGCGTTTGACGGGTTGGTTGCAAAGAACTCACGACCAAGACCAAGTGCCATCATCTTACGGAAGAACATTCCGAGAGCTGCGTTGTTGTCTGGTGTAACTACGAGGTTGTCCCAGATAAGTCGCTTTGCATGTGCGCCATTTTGGACCTGTGCCTTAATAGCGAACATTGTTTTGCCAGACTGTGAAGTCTTAGCAGTTGCTTCCACGATGACTAAATCATAGTCACCGTCTGGAAGTGGATCGTAGCCAGTTGATACTTCACCAGCTTCTTTGACGAGATCGCCCCAGTTGAGTGTACTCATAGTGGGTTAGTTTCCTTTCGTAGGTGGAGTTGCTTGCGGTTTTGGACCGAAGATCATGTCTAGCATGCGCTCGATTCCAAGGTCTTGCTGTTCAACGATCTTTCCAAGTCGACCTTGTACTCGCTCGCCTGCTTCGTATTCGTCTGTACGTTCTACATACATACGTCTTGCCTTGAACGGTGGTTGCAGTGGATCTGGATTTGGATGTGTCTCCACTGTAATTGCGCCAAGAATGTCGTAGAAGTACGGTGCTTGAATTGCAAGCTGACCCTGTAGGTACGGACGTGAACGACCGTCTGCTCCAGGACGAGCCATAGCAGTTAGCACAACAGCTTCTAGAGGTTGTGTAGGGTGCATTGTAAGGTCACGTAGGTCACGCAATAGCGCACCCATATGACGAAGCAATTCGCCCCATTGTTGCATCTTCATTTGTTCAGTACCAGCAATTGAATCCATGCACTTCACTTGAAGTTCAGAGATAGAGTCAATGATGAGTGACTTGAACTGATGCTTTCCAGTTTGTAACCACTGGAATGTTTTAAGAACAACATCGTAGTCGCGAACGTTTACGACAACTGTGTCCCAGGTGCCATCGGCAACTGGTGGTTCTTCTCGAATTGGATCCCAGTACTTAACGGTGATAGGTAGGAAACGATGCCCACCTTCTACGTCAAGCATGAGACGTGGATATGGTGCTGTCACTGCAAAAGTTGATTTTCCAACCTTTGACTCGCCATACACCATGATAGTGACTGAACGTTGTACTTCAGACATCACTGCTTCCTTTCATCTTTTTGTTTGTTTGCTGTTTGTAACATTATTCACTTCCTTTTTTCTCTTCTGTAGACTTGTAATAGTCATATGGATCAGCGGACTGGAACGCGTCTTCAAGTGCAGCCTCTGCTGCGCTGCCGTCATCAAACATCGGGCAGATACTGAAGAATGAGCATTTCCACTTGCAATCACGCGTTGGATGTGGATACGCAATAAAACGATGGTCGCCACCTTCGTCTAACATCTTACGTGCATTCATCATGTCTGTAAGTGTTCCGTGAATACGTTGCCAGAATGAGCGCAAGGCAAACACATTGTGTCGTACCTCAATCTGCTCGTAAAAAGGTGGCTTTGCGTTTGCAGAGCGCTTTACCTTCTTAAGCATAGTAAAGATTCCGCCTTCAGAGCGTTCACCTTCTTTGTTCTGGGCTGTCTCAAGCATCATATAAGTAAGAATCTGTTCGTTCATGTGCGCCATTGACCCAAAGTCTGTAAATGAGCCGCCGACTGTCTTAAAGTCGCGGAACATACGCACGCCGTCAGCCTTACGACGAACACGCATATCAATCTTGCCTTGCAATATAACAGTATCATTCATAAGAGGCATTTCAATAATTTCTTCAGTAGAAATCATTTCTAATTCAGCATCAATACCGTTTTCTTCAACCCATTGTAGATATCCATCTAACATGATGCGACCAAGTTCAGCCTCTGACTCAAGGTCATAGGTATCACGGTAACTTTCAATAAGCTTCTGCTTGTCAATTTCAACAAGTTGCGAGTGTGCTTCAAGCAAAGGTATGTTCTTTGAGTAGTACATATCGAGAGCTTCGTGTACGCGTGAACCAAGTGCAAGTGCGCCTGTCATCTGTTGTGTCTTAGGCTGCAAGCGACGGTAGTAGCTTAACCACCAACGGCGACGGCAGTCCTTAAACGTTTGGATCTCTGAGTTAGAGATTCTTATAGGTTGGGTCATAGTTTTCCTGCCTTATCGTCTTTTAGTAGTGATAGAAGCTTTTCTTTATCTCGAACAATTTGTTCAAAGTTATCAGCCTTGGTTTCAAGAACCTGGATAACACGTTCCTCAATAGTTCCATCGGTCACGTAGTCTGTGACGATAATTGAGTCATGAATTTCAGATCCAATTCTATGAACACGGTCAAGCGCTTGACGATGGTCAACAAGTGACCAAGGACGTTGCAACATAATAAGACGGCGAGCTGCAGTAAGTGTAATACCAACACCGCCAGCTTGCGCTGTAAACAGAATCCATTTAATCTTGCCAGATTGGAAGTCGTCAACCGCTTGTTGGCGCTCATCTTCGTCCTGCATACCAGTGATGAGACCATGCTCAATCTTTTCCTTAGTAAGCTCAGCGCTTAGCAAGTAAATTAGTTGACGTGATACGGCACAAACAGCAACCGAGTCATTGCCAAAGTCTCCAGCCTTCATGTCGTCAATAACTGCATCTACCTTTGCAGATGGAGCAATAAGCGCTGTTGTAATCTCGCCAGTCTCTTCATCTACAGACATTTCAGCGTATGAACTAGCGAATTGTAGTAGTCGAATAGTCTGTGTTAGTGGACTTGGCGCTGTTATAGCTTCACCGTCTTCTAACTCAGCAATCATGAGATCACGCATCTGGTTGTAAGCCTTCTGCTGCTTAGTACTCATCTCGACATCACGACGTTCAAACATCATTTCTGGGAGCCAAGGAAGTACCTTTGCCTTAAGCATACGACGCATTCTTGGGTTTAATCCTTGATAGAACTCTTGTTCCATATGAGGTTTAATGCCTAGAACCATCATTCCACCGAAGGCGTTAAGCATAGTGTTAACCATGCGTTCAATCCAACGTGTTTTGCTTGGCCACTCTTCAGGGCTAATCCAGTGAAGGATTGCCCATAGATCAAGCACATTGTTTGCAATAGGTGTACCAGTTAATGCGTAACGAATATCAGCGTCACCGGTTGCAGCCCATAAAGCACGGGTTTGCTTAGACTTTGGCTCCTTAGAGCGGTGAATCTCGTCAGCAATAACTGCCTTAAAGCTAATCTTGTTGAGTTCACGAATATGAACCTCGCAACGATTCTCTGTAACCTTCTCATCGTGACCGCCACATTCCTTGCAACGAGCAAGTGCAACAGAGCCATAAGATGCTAGTCGTGAGTGAGTACGAAGTGATTCCCAGTTGATGACGTAGATATCTGCGTCTTCTTCAAACTGTTTACGGCGTTGAGCAGTAGATCCTTTGATGACCACAACCTTGCGACCTGGCCACCATCTGTCAAACTCACGCTTCCAGTTTTTCTTCAATGTATTAGGGCACACGATAAGCGCGGGGAAGATTTCTTCGCCGCCATCTTGTAACCATTTAAGCGCACGGATTGCTTGCGCAGTTTTACCTAAACCAGGCTCATCTGCAAGTAATGCTCTACGGGCTGTTGCTAGAAACTTGACGCCCGCACGCTGATGTGGAAACAGGTCCTCGTTGCCCTCTTCCAGGGCTTCGAGTTCACGAAGATCATTGGCTGGGGTAATACGTGTCGATAATTCATTGGCTGCCCAAGACCCTAATCTAGGTCCTATAGTAAGGTCAGTTTTGAAGGTAGAACGCAACGCTAAGCATGTTGCCCAGCTTGTAGGCACGGACCATAACTGCGCACCTGGATCCCATTTAGCTCCAGGTATAGATTTGCAAAGTTCTTTAAAGCGCCACTCTGCATTGATTATTATGCGCCTGTTCGATTCGTCGAGCTCTACGGCTACTGCCACCAATCAATCCTTTCGTCGTTATGTATACATACTAACACGCTTTTACAAAAAAGAAACTACATTTTGACCTAGTAAGTGGTTTTTATTGAAGTAGGCGCAATGGCTTCCAACCTACCTTCACGCAACGCAGAAGTCCATGGCGTATAGCATCAAGTGCATGACCTTCTCCACCACGGTGCCAATACTCTAATTTCTTTAGTTTTGGATTATCAAACATTGCCTTAGCGTCTGCAGGAGATTGAAAGTAGATATCATCTGCCTTTCTTCCTGCGTCCATAAGACACTGCTTAAGAATGCCAATCTGCTCCAGTGAGTAAGGCGCCTGTGAGTTTTTTACCGTCTGCATGTTAATAGTAAATCTTTCACAGACAACCTCAGCCTCAGGATAGAGACTTAGTGTTTCACGAATAGGTTTGGCGTACTCGTCTTGCTGGTATTCTCCAGACCAAAGCATCACTGGCTCTTGCCCTTGCTCAAGCGAGAACAAAGCCATTCCTGTCGCCTTACCTGGGTCTACTGATAGTACGTATTTCATCGGTATTTTTCGCCCCAGTTCTCCATAGGTCCGTCGATTCCAGATGTAAGTGGGACTTCCCAGCCTTCTCTAGTAGTCATGCATTCTTGCACAACCTTCATAATCTCTTGCGCGTCCTTACGCGGAGCATTCAACACGATTTCGTCGTGTACAGGAACGATAAGAAGTTCGGTTAAATCTGCCTGGTCGAGTTTAATCAAGTTAGACTTAAAGACTTCAGCCGCGCCTCCTTGAATTAAGTAATTCACAAGCGTGTAAGCTCTATCTTCATCGCAAGGAAGCCTACGGCCTGTCCATGTGTAGACGTATCCTTGTCCTTCTTGCCTAAAACGTCTAACGCCTGCGTCTTCAATTTGCTTTTGGAAGAACGCCATTCCAGGAAATCTCATATCAAACGCATCTGATACCGTGCGCATCTGAGGCTCAGCAACGCCTGCGGTTAGCGCTTGCTTTGCAACGCCTGCGCCATAGAGTCGACCATAGACAGTTCCCTTAATAAGATTACGGCGCTTATCTGAGCGCTGCATCGTTGGGTCATTGTAGATCTCACGGCCAATCTCAGTAAACGGGTCTGAACCAGTTGCGTCTGCACGATTAAAAAGTGTGATGAGGTTGTTATCACCAGATAGCGAAGCAAACATACGGAACTCAACTTGGTCAAGGTCCGAGGTAATAATGACGTGGTCTTCATCCTTAGGTATAAACGCTGTGCGAACAGTATCATCACCCTTAGGCAGTGTCTGCAGCGCTGGGTTTTGTATAGACATACGTGACGTACGAGCGCCAAGAGTCTTGACAGATGGGTGAACAAACCCATTCACATTGTCGTTAATAAAGTTAGCAAAGTAGGTATTGGCAAGTTTATCTGCCTTACGCTGCTTAAGAACAACCTCGGCTAGAGCCTTTACCTCATCATTTCCTGTAATTGAAAGTAACTTAAGTTGATCCTTAGATGCAGACTTCTGTCCTGAAGGTGTAAATTCAAAGATCTCTCCGCCAAGAGATTCAAACAACCGCACCAATTGAATGTTACTTGAGATTGATACGCCGTTATACTTTTCCTTTGCCCAGCCTTTAACAGACTCAGCATAGGCGGTTAACTCATCAAACTTACGCTTAGAGTAGTCTAGGTCAATACGAGCGCCATTGATTTCCATACGAGTAACAATGCGGCGTGCTGCCATTTCCAATTCATACGCCTTGTTGTACGGTCCTCCTGGGCCACACTTTTCCCAGAACATTTCCCACAGGCGCATGGTAAGAACGCAGTCTAACGCGCCGTATGCCCAGTACGGTTGGAAGTTAGTAGGAACAGTTCCCCACGTCCAGCCATTTTCAATAAGTGAAATATCAAGTGATTCCTGTAACGCAACTGCTCGCCCATCAACGTGTAAAGCAGCGAGACGCTTAAGCGCCCCAGACCCAAGCGGATCAATGATGTGGGCCATAATCATCGTGTCGTGCGCACGGTGCCAAGGCAGTTTCCAATCTGACTGAATATCAAACCAGCGAGCTTCAAACGCAATGTTGTGACAGACTATAGGCCCGTCAAAGCGCTCCATTGCCTCATAGAACACTCCTTTCCACTGGTCCCATGGAATCGACCAACCTTGCTCTGCATCGCCCACTTGGACCAAACGTAGGCGTCCATGCCATGGCGATAGCGCATGGTCACGTGGGTTACCAGGCAACTCACCAGTTTCAGTGTCAATTGCAATAGCGTTATGTGGACGGCGTTGGCCAATCCACTCAAGAAACGCTTGAGCTTTTTCAACGCTGTCAACAAGGTGAAGTTGAACGTCCTGCATGCCTTTAGTTGTCATTCAAGTCCTTAAATATCGTTACATCAATTCCACATTTGGCGAAATACTCAATTGTGGCCTCTGGTTTTCTATGAGCTGCAATCGTGCTAACACGCATAACAACTTTTAGTATCCCTGAGTTAGAAATCAGCTTTGCACATTGAATGCACGCTGCGTCGGTAATATACACTGTCCCGCCCTCTACTCGTGAGCGGTCTACGTAGAGAAGCGCATTTGCCTCTGCATGAATAGACGGGCAAGAGTCATAAACGTTATCTAGCGGAGTTTCACCGCGAGCACGAGCGCACCAGTTCATGCACTCTCCTTCTTCAGGAAACGTAGCAGCAGGGCCGTTATACCCAGTCGAGCTGATGCGCTGGTCCTTTGAGACAACAACCGCACCAATTTGTGCACGGCTACAACGAGAACGAAGAGCTACCGTATCTGCTACAGTCATCCACACCTCGTCCCATGATGGACGATTAGTCATTAGATCCTCTAAACAGCGAGTACTTCATTGCCTCTGAGACAAGAAACATAGCTTCCTTGCGGGAAAACCCAGCGGTCTTTAGCTCTTCGTACATAACATGAAGAGTGATAGAAGCCTCGCGCAAAGGAGACAAGTACATGTCCTGCACCTTGTCGTTTTCTTCGTTACTTGCCATTTTCTTTCTCCTCGTTCTTTTCAATGGCGCGAATCATTGCATTTGCGTACCATTGCTCAAACGGATGCAGATTAAAGAGAAGACCCTTCTCGTGCTTGTGAATAGCAGCAGTAAGAGCGCCTTCAGCGCGTCGTTGCACTTGGTCCCAGCTAAGTCCAGTGATGGGAGGAATATCTTCGTAAGGCTCAGTTGTGTGCTTTAAGCTTTCTGCAACATCGTAGTGCTGCTCGTAGATATGAAGAGATCCAACGTGATGAGCGTACGTGCCTGCTTGAATTCCTAGAACAGAAGCCATAGCAATTTGAACACGAGTAAACTGGAAGAAGTCATACGCAGCTCCAAGCCATACGTCATTAGAACGCATGTACACACTCATATTGAGTTTGTTATCACGGATACGGAACTGATGCAAGATTGTGCACGGGTAATCACGCTTACTTGGTAAAAGATCGAGTACTGGGTCCCAGATAGTAACAACCGCTTGTCGTGTATCTGGGTCTGCCTTTAGTCTATCGATGACAGGACCGTATTGGTCAATAGTGCGTGAACCGTACGCCCCATGGAATAGTCCATTGTCCTCTGCGTAATTCTTAAACATTGGACCTACTGCCATAACAAGCTTTGGTGTTGTTGCGCCTGCAAGTAGCTGGCACGCTTCAACTGCACCAATACCAGGAACAGTTCCACGGTTAACACCTAATGGAAGCGTGTCGTGCACGTTCTCAATGCGAATTATTGCATCCTCGATTTCACGGGTCTTCATACCGCGAGGGGCAGCTTCCTTGCCGTGCTTAAGAACGTGCTGAACAAGGTCAACATAGCCGTTAACTCCGTCAGGAATGTTAATTATTGCAGTATCCATGGATCATCCTCTTTCAGTTTGTTATCGGCACTTTGCTGTATTGCTTGTCCATACTCTAAACTACTCTTGTAATTAAATCGCCGTACATGTTGCGGGTGCGGTAATACATCATACTCGCTTGAAGGGATTCCCGCCGCGATGATTCCTTTTTCGGCGTTTCGTCCTAAGGCAACAATGCGTGGTGACCCAAGGTCTTCCCAGAGATCGTACAGATCATCAATGTCAATATCTGCTACGTTAACAATTCCACACTTTGGCCATAGCTCTGTAGGAATAGCGCTTAGTAGAAAGTCGCCAGAGTTGTTATCAACAGGCATAAAAGGAAGTTTAGTTTCTTCGCCGTACTCTTCAAGTATGTTACGCTTATCTCCAATAAGTAAAACCTTAGGGGTAGGGCTTCCAATGTAGTTAGGGTACTTTGTAAGAATAGGCTTAACCAAGCCAGACATTGCCTCGGCAACATTAACGATGTGCTTAGCAATCTCTGTAATCTTACCAAGGCTGTCCGCTGGAGGAGTAAGACGCTCGGTTAAACTAACAGACAGAGCTGACGCAACAGAGTAGTTCTCTAGGATTTCTTTAAGATCATTTACCTTTACAAATTCGTCACCGCGAGACTCTAGACGATGCTGAATAACCTCAAGTGGTTGATACAGCCAAAAGGAGGCAACTCCACGAGACATAAGAAAGAGTTCAACCCAACGCCAACCAGCTTTACCTAGTAGACCAAAGCCATCAATGTTTGTGTGAGGACGATACTTAGGCGCATAGGTAATTTCGCCCCAGTGCCAACGATCTGATAAACCATTGCAATCCTGAGACCAGTTGATGTGCTCTACGCTATTAACGTAATCCTTAAGTACCCAACGGCGCGTCTCTTCAAGAGGGCGTCCTTTGTGGAATTGCATGAAGTGCTTGCCAACGTGACGTTGCTTGATTTCATTGGCAACCGCCTCAATAAGAGACGTCTTGCCCGATGCGTCAGTGCCTTCTATAACTATAAACATTTGCGTCCTTTGTCATGTGTCGTGAAATTATATTACGTAGAGTGCGATTTAGGGTATAAGCTCAACCTTATAAATAGATTCTATTCCTTTATCAAGTTCTGCCGCATCTTGTAGAAGACGCTCAGCAACCTTAGTTAGGTAGCGTGCGCCGCCCTGGTCGTACTTGTACAAAGCCTCAAGTACAGCATTTGGGTCTTCACTTACCTGCGCCCAGTAGCGATACTTCTCAGGAAAAATCATCACCGCACTTTTAGAAGGATTACATTCTTCACAAGGAAGCGCATCATCTGTAAGCTCATCTGCATTTACCTCATTGAGACCATAGCGCTTTACAAGAGGGCAAGCAGCTCCATGAAAGATAATTGACACGCCTATACGAGAAAGAATATATGAACCATTCTCTGTCTTGTAAAGCTCAAACTCAATCCAGCGCGTTGAACCACGGCGCCAGGAAGATGATTCACTTAGCAGACGGCCATTGAACTGTAGAGTTCTTGCACTGTCTTTAACTTCAAACACTAGTTTGTCTCTCCCTGTCGAACGTCCTGGTTGACTATATCGTTTACTTGCATAAGCTGAGTTAGATCCGCGCGGAGAGACGCGATTGTAGCCTCGTACTGCATAACAAGCTCACCGATGCGCTGTTGAAGGGCAATGATGACTAGTTCGTTCTTCGTCTTTGGGGCTTCAGCCATGATTATTCCGTAAGAGCAGCTATTTGTGCTTCAAGCGCCGTGATCTGCGCTTCCGCCGCGGCTATTGAGTCATTAGCGCTCTGTATATTAGAAGCGCTTGGAGATGACACCGCGTTTTCTTGGATAATAGTTAGCTCTGCATTGTACTTATTGTATAGAGCGTTCTTGATATGTGACGTAATGACGCCAATCTTTTCTTCGTTGCTTAGACCAATCTCAGTCATTATTTCTCCTTGCGTCCATTTAGCGTCCTTGTAACGCTAAATTGTATCTTGTATTTTTAGTTTTCGTGCCTATTCTAACAACTTATTTTAAGCGTTAGTTTAATTATAAAGTTCCTTCTTGTAAGCGCAGCAGTTCTGCTTGCAAGACGCCGAGTTGAACATCGCAGGCGGCGATAGACTCTTGATAAGCGTCTATTTTTTCTTGGTCTGGAGCTTGCATAGCTTGTTGGTACTGAACTGAAAGCTCGATGTTATACTTGCTTTCTTCTATGTTCCTTATGTGCCTATTTACTATATCTGTTTTTTCTTGATTTGTTAGTATCATCTTTATCTCCTTCTATCCTACGGCTGTAGCGTATGCACTAGACCCGGCAGCGTTCACTGACTTAACCGACATACGAACCCAATTGTACGCGGCGGAAGTTGACGTAATTTTTCCGCTAGTAACGTTAGTAGCATAGACGTTTACAGCGGTTGCGTCGGTGTACGCATTGGTTGCTGTTGCTGAATTTCCAGAAGAGTTAATGTACGTAAATGTGTTGTTCACCGCAAACCACGGACCAGAGCTTGATGTTGCTGCCTCAAAGAAAACTCTGTAGAACGCGGCTGGCCCGAAATTAGCGTCTGCCGTAGGAGCTGACCAAGAGGAGCTGTTGAACACTAGGTTAGGCGCAGTCCCGCTTGACGGAGTAGTTAAGCTAGTTGGAACGTTTGGCGCTTTTAGTAGAAGAGATGCAACCGTATTAGATTCAACCTGATCTGACGTCCCTCCAGCATTTGTTGCAGTAGCAAAAGCTTTAAAGTTATAAGCAGGCGGAGACGCGTCACCTGATGTAATTGTGTATGTTACAGAAGCTGTTGATGAACTTGCCTTAAGAACAGTGCCTATCGCCCCTGGGCTAGGTGTTGCAGTAGAAGCGTATATTCCTACAAAATAACTTGTAGGAGAGCCTGACCAGCCAGACGTAGTTGCTGTCAAAGTTGTTCCGTTGTACTGCGTGCCAGAAGGACTAAGTGTTACTGAGCCTCCTGTAGGTGTAGCCGCAGTCACTGCGACTTGATTAGAAAAAGCAGCAGTAGATCCAGTAGCGTTTGTTGCAGTTACTCTGCATCGAATAGGGCTCACGTAGAGACTTAAGAAGTTAGAAGGAGGTGTGTACGTAGAGCTTGTTGCGCCTGAAATAGCTATAAATGTTGACCCCTGGTCGTTGTACTGCCACTGATACGCGTATGTCCCATCCGCATCATCTGGGTCCCATGTTCCATTTGTCGTTGAGTACTGTGTGCCTGGGTTACCAGTCGTTGGCGTCACCGCAGGAGCTACTGTGTTAATTGGCGCTGGCTTAGTAACAGTAACTGAACCACTTGTTGAAGTTGTTGTAGTCGAGTAGGTAGAGTTTGTTGCAGTCACAACAAAACGGTAGTACGACGTGAATGCTGGCATATCTGCGAGTGTAAGCGCGTACGTTACAGTGTTTGATCCGCCAATAGACGGGTTGGCGATAGACGTTGCAGTTCCTATATTTGTCCAAGAAGAGTTGTCAGATGACTTTTGAAACACGTAAGTACGTGAAGTAGAATCAGTCCAGCGGTAGTTTGTGCCAGTAAGAGTTGAAGGATACGTCGCATTGTTGCGAGATATTTCTACTGTTTGAGCAATTGAAGGGGATACTGCAGATTGAAAGAATCTTTTCCATCCGCCAGCTCCAGAAGATACACGAATCCATCCATCAGTGACAGTTTTCCAGCCGCCTGCGCCAGACGCAGTTCTTATGAAATAGCTAGCGACTGTTTTCCAGCCTCCTGAGCCAGACCCGGTTCGAATATAGCCTGTCATGGGGTATACACCAACATTATGTCACCAACACTACCTGAAGTATCTGTAGAAGCAGTAAAAGAAAATGTTGCGTCAATATTTCTCAAGCCAGATAAAAAGATAGGAGAAGAAGAATCTAAATATGCTTTCGTGCCATCTAAAGTAAGCGAAGTAGACCCAACGGTTAAACTTATAAGAGTGTCAGCCTGCAAGCCGATTAGAGTACCAGCGTCCAAGGAGAGTAGATCAGTAGAATCAAGAGTAACAACGCCTCCTGGAATAAACGAAAGTGACCCGGAGGTATCTACAGCTAAGTGGACAAAGTCAGAAGAAACGTAAAGCCCAGTAGAGAAACTGCCAGTTCCATCTCCTACGTGTAGTCCGCTGTCATAGCCTGATTCAGAGTACGGACTTACTCTGCCACTTATTACGCCAGAAGAATTGTAAAAATTTATCTGATCTGAGGAGGTTATTTCAAGTCGCTCACCTGTGGCTGAAGTGCGAATTAGACCACCAGTCACAGTAGCAGACGTCATTTCAATTGAAGCAGAAATTGTTCCAGCACCAATACGCGTAGCACTTAAGCTACCAGTTGTTATCTGTCCCGCGTCAAGATTTGATGTAACAATCACGGCGGCGTCAAGTGACCCTGCTGTAATTTTTGTAGCTGATATGCTTGCTAAGGCGTTGTTACCTAAAGTAAATCCAACCCAGGTGGTGCCGTTATACCGATAGATCTTATTATCATCATTGGTGTCAAACCAAGTATCACCAGTAACGTACGTTCCGCCTGTTGGCTGGTTATCTTGACGATAAATAGTGTTCTTACCGTCTGCCGATGCGCGGGCGGTAAGATCTACTGCTGAAAGATCGATGAACTCATCTGTGTCAGTGCTGTAGACTTTTGCAGCGCCAGTATCTGGGTCAACCCAGGTTGTACCGTCTTTTAAGTCTTCTGTTGGCTCAGTATTAGAAACTGTAGTCGTGCCAAAAGAGACTTCTTTAGGAGTCACGGTGTCAGTAGCAATATTTTTAGCTACAACTGTACGATACTGAATCTTATCAGCAGTAACCACGTTCTTCTTTAACCGCTTAGCGCCAGGGCGCTTTTCGGCAAGACGAACACGACGCTCTACGTCTGATACAACCTTGCCAATCGTCTTACGACGTCTACGTCTGCTAGCCAATTTTGTCAACCTCCGGCTCTGTCACTAGAAGGAGTTCTACTTCTTCAGGAAAACTTGGAACATCTGGAACTCTAACTTTAAATCCATCGATTTTTCTTACAAGAACTGTATCGCGCGGCTCTAGGTCACTACCAAGACGCATTCGTACAAACTCGTCTTCAACTACGATAGAGCACCAGTCTCCAGGTGCATACTCGCCGAGCTTAGGAGATAAGGATCCGTTTACAGTTACTGTAATATCAGAGATAGGCGTGCGCATTTCTGCTAAGTATCTTTGAGCGTGCTCATACAACTTTTCTTCTAAAAACACGTCATTTTTTGTTTCTTCTTGGTCAAGAAGCGGCCACCCAGCTGCCAAAAGATCAGTAGCAGACGCAACAGCGTACGGCTCGCTTACGTCTTCTCCAAGCCCACCTGCGTTTCCAACTACAAAGAATCGTGTTGCAGAGTCTTCTGCGTTCTCTTCCATTGTCATGTTAATGATACTACCAGGGTACTCAAATACGAGCTTGTCTGCGCCAAAACGACTAATAGGTGAAACTTCTCCTTCTGTAGGAGGGTCTGGAAAGTCAATAGCCATTAGAACAAATTCACGAGTAAATACTGGAACAGTTCCAACGTACTCTAAGTGGCAGTCTATCCGATACTCGAAACCTTTAACTGTGTCAGAGTAATCGTCAAGTACTTCTCCGACGTTCTTAAGTTCAAATCCACGGTAATTAGTATTAGGAACATTTTTTCCACTGTACGCATCAGTTGAGTAAGAAATATCAATGTCAGAGTTGCCAGGGAACGGGCCGTAGGTTCCAACGCTCACACTTGGAGTTCTTGTTGCAGTAGCACTAGTAACCGCAGTTGTGGGCATGTCAGTGTCAGCGAGACTTACTGTAAAGGTCGTAGATGTAGGCGTTTCAATTACGGTATGCAAAGTGTCAAAAACGATTGCCGGAACTTGTACTACTACTGTCCCAGTAGGAGAGACTGCGGTTGAAGGCACATCTGTAGCGATTTTTGCATACGTAATAGTTGTAGTTGAAGGTACGTTGTCAACAATGTAAACTCCATTAAATGTAGAATCAACTCCGCTGACGGTGACGGTATCTCCAAGGTTAGCTCCGTGAGCCGTAGACGTGGTGATAGTTGCAACGTTGTCGGTGAGTTTCTTGTTGTTTACAGCTACAGATGACCCGTCAACTCCAGAAAGAACTACTGTGTCTCCAATGGTAAAACCGTGCGCAGCAGATGTTGTTATTGTTCCAACAAAATTAGTAATGCTTTTGAAAGTTACTGTCTTTTGCACTGCAGTAAGACTAGCTGTTGGGACATTAGCAGCAGTAATGTTGGCGGTAAATGTATTAGTGGCAGGGGTAGATACTACGTCGTAGACGCCATTAAACGTAGAATCAACGTTAAACACCTCTACAGTTTGCGTTGGTATTGCCCCGTGGGCAGCAGATGTAGTAAAAGTAGCAACGTTATTTAGCAAAGCTCTACTAGTAATCGCGACGTCGTTTCTTAAAGCTGGTTCAATCTCGATATTAGCAAATGTTGTTCCACTAAAATCGCTTAGCACCTCGTCAACTAACTGACGCACATAATCATAGGTGTCTACGCGCACATACACAGTTGCATCAATATAAGTTCCATTTGGAATTCCAGAAGAGGTAATGGTGAACTGATCTGTCCCGTTGGCAGTAGCTACTGTGTAGTAGTCGTTATACTCGTACATATCAGTCGTAAGAAACTCGAGCTTAATCGGAGAGTTCACTGGAAAGGCATACTCTGAGTTCTGAAGAGTTACTGTAGCAGTGCCACCTGACACAACAACGTTAGCTCCAAAGTCGTGAGAAAAAGTCTGCCATATGTGACGATGATGAAAGTAACTTGTAAACTCTGAGCCATTTACATTTAATGTTCTGTCAAGAACATTGTATGAGCGGCTCCAGATGATTCCGCCCCATATGCATACTTGGTCGCGCACTATGTAAAGAGCGGTCTTGCCTGGCATCGTGCTGTTATAGATGTCCATGTGAGCAGTCTCTGGGATAACTGGAATAGTCCCGCTAAAAGAGCCAGCTGCTTTAATAGATCTTTCAAAGTTAACACTGCGAAAAGGAATTTCAGCAAGCACTCTATTGCTGAGTAGGTCAGTAGTAAAATACCTATACTCTGCTGCCGTGCCGTCTGTCGCTGCCATTATTTATCCTTCGTCGTAAGAGTCGTTAAAGCTATTGTATTCTATCCGAGCCAAGCTGAGCGGTAAAAAACTTCAAGAACTGCTGTTGAATTTGCGTTTCCATCATCGTAGAAGCTGATGATGTTATCTCCAGGAGCAAGTAGAATCCATTCTGCTAATACGTCAACTAACCCACGTTTTCCAATTGCGTCTCCGTTAAGCGCAACCTCGTGTTCGCGTGTGTCAATTTCAAGAATGTCAGGACCAAACGTAATCGTGCCAGAGCTCGCAGTTGCAGAAACGTTTGTAGCCGTTTTAGCGTATGTTAGCGTAGTGGTTGTAGGGACTGTAAGAATAGTAAATGTGCCATTAAAGGTAGAATCAACTCCAGTAACAACTATTTCGTCTCCTGCCAGCATCCCATGAGCAGCGGACGTTGTAAGAGTTGCAATATCACCCGTTAGAGCTTTGTTAGAAACTGTGCGTGTTAGAACTCCGCGCAGCGACTCAATGATAGTAATGGTCTCGTTTGTAGTTTCATTAAAAATAGTCGCAGGGCCGGTAACCGGGCCAGTAACTTGAAGAACTACTGATGTGTATGCTGTTCCAGTATTCGTTACCGTAGCAGTCCCGCTTGCAGCAGGCGATGCACTTTCTCCAGCAATAGTTACTGAGCGGTAGCCTAGCTCATGCGCCTCGTACCATTCATACTTTAGAGGGTCTGGAGCCCTTAGTCCAATAGAGAACTCTGTGCGCCCACGTGCATTTACAGTCTTGATCTCAGGACGCCCTGAGAGACGAACGTAGGACGCCTTAGTAGGGTTCTCGTTAGTACGTAACCAGTCACCAACGTAAACCAAATCTGTATTCTTAATAAGTTTATCACGCGCCGCGGCAACCTGCGAAGCACTAGGAGTAACAAACACACCTTCAAGAGTAATGACTCGTGCATTATAGCGTCCACGTACATCGTATGAACCGTCGCCATATCCGCGAGGAATATCACGAACTTCTGGGTCAGGGTGCGTCCACCATCCTTCAATATTTGTGCACACCCATACAACACCGTCTTCATCAATTGTGTTAAGAACAAGGCTACCAAGAGAAATATCAGCGTTAAGCTGCATACCCGTGACCTTAGGGTACGGAACTTTGCTAAGACCTTTATTAACTGTTGTTGTTTCATAAGCCTGCGTTACATCATCAAAGTATTCTTCAACATAAGAATTAGCTTCAAGAAGAACTGCGTCAAGCAAGAACTTCTTAGAAGTTGTCCCCGCTGTGGGTTGAAGCACATATATAAGCGCAGCCGCTGCATTTGCAGGAGAGGTGAACACTCCAGACAAGCGTGTCCAGTCAATACCGTCAACAACTTCGAACGCAGTAGTGCTTGAAGTGGATATAAATGATCCACCACTCGCGGCAGTGTACCAGTCAATGTCAATTCTAAATGTCCCTGTTTCTTCGTCTGCAGGGACCTTTACATACGCGGATACTGCGTACGATATTGAAGCAGACACCACGATGCGAGATGAAGTAACCGCTCCTGAATTAGCCAACGCAGGCTTAGTAACTTCAAGACAGGACGAACCAAAGAAAGAATCGTAAGTAACTCTTTGTGCTGATGTTGAATCTTTTATAACAGTGCCTGTGTCAGCCGCTGACGTAATCGAGCCACTTACTGTAGTCGTGTATGTAAATGTAGTAGCTGAAGGTACGCCTGCAACAGTCCATGTACCTTCAAGTGAAGGGTTACCGTTTGTCCCATCAACCGTAACTACGTCGCCAGCTACAAGAAGGTGCGCGGCTGATGTAGTTATAACCGCAGTAGTCCCGGACCTCTCGGAATTAGTTATAGTTTTTTCTGTGGCTGTAGCTACTGCGGACTTGGCAAGGTAGACTGTGCCAGTGTCCGGAGCTGAAGTGATAGTGCCACTCGCGCTAGTAGTGTACGTAAAGGTAGTAGTCGTTGGAACTGACGTAATTACGTACGTTCCATGTAGCACGGAGTTACCATTTGTGCCAGAGATGGTTACTGACTGCCCAATAACTAAACCATGCGTGCTTGCTGTTGTAATTGTTGCAGTAGTCCCGGTGCGGTATGTGTTAGTGATACGCAAACGAAGTGCAGAAGATGGCGACCATCCAGTAGCGTTAGTCTTAAAAGATGGATTAACAATTAGGTTATTTCTAGCCACGTTATGCACCTCCACGGCGTAGTTGGAATGCAATCTGGCGTGAAACCATATTGGCAAGCTCTGATTCGTTCATTCCTTGTGAAGGATAGACGTTAACGGTAAGGTCTGTTGTCTTACTGTTGTTGTTACTACTTGTGGCAAGAAGCTCAATCATTGCCTTATCACGGACTGAAAGGCCGTTTGCGTCAAGCGGTTCGATACGCTCCGGGCGACCAGCTTCTGCAACACGAGCGATAGTGCCACCAGCTTTTGGATAGACAGTTCCACCTTCTGCAAACTTAGGAATCTTAGCAAATCCTAAAGTGCCTCCGCCAAAAGGACCAACTTTAGGAAGAGTGATACTAGCCTTACCGAGAGAGTTATTCCAGAGATCAGCAATTCCGTTTATTACTCCACGTACTACGGAGATTACTCCAGAGAAGGCAGTTGATACTGTACCAGCGATGCTCCCAAAAGCGTTAGCTAATCTACCAACAGTGTTAATGAGGCCTACAATTAGACTTGAAACTACTTTAATAGCTCCGACAAGGACAAATTTTAGAATAGGGACTAAAGTAACAGCCAGAATGTCTCCTATAGTCTTAAAGACTTTAGAAGTCCCTTCAAGGGTTGGCTTTAATCCTTTTAGCGCTTCTTTAATAGAATTAAATGCGGTAGAAAGCGATCCGCTGACTGCAGAAACTAAGCCAGATATTGCTTCACGTAATTGCTCACTATTTTGGTACGCCACATAAAAGATTGCAACAACAGCTGCAATGGCAGCAACTGCTAACAATACTGGAGCGCTAATTCCAGCTAAAATTGTAATTAGAGGAGCAAGTGCAGCTCTAAGCATGCCGACAGGGTTTAGCACGAAGCTTAGCACTTTTGCTATTGCTAGGAATGATCCTACAATAACTTTTCCTGCAAAAACAATAACGCTAGATATAAGTCCGATAGCGCTAAAGAACGCGAGAATTTTTGCTGCATTATCGAATAATTCTTTCACGGCCGGGTTAGAAAGAGCTGCTGTTACTGTTTTTAGAGCGCCTGTCAGCGTGTTCCAGAATACTGTAATAGCTCCAGAAGAAAGAGTAATTTTAGCAAACTCAGCAAAAGCTACTATGAATTTTGCAAGAGCAGGGCTAGACGCATTAAGCTCTTTTAGTATTTCGCCAAAGATAGGAACTGCGTCTTTAAGAATGTCAAAAAAGACTTTTACGTTAGGGTCAGCTCCTGCCTTCAAGATCTCTTTAATAAGACCTCCAAAGAATCCAAGAACTGACTTAGAGTTTTCAGCTACTGCCTTAAAGTACTTAGACAGTGCTGTCTGCCCTTCTACACTGCCAGAGAACTTTTCAAACTCTGCTGTAACGTCCTTAAAATACTCAATGAGAATGTATCCACCACCACCAGGTGTAAAATTAGCTCTAGTTATGTTTACAATTCCGCTAATAGCATTTCCAAAAACTTCACCAATTTTTGCTGCAATGTCTCCAGCCTTGTTAAACATCTTTTCAAGCTCACCCGTAGCTTGCCCCGCGTCTAGATAGCTAGCCCAGCCGGCAGTCTTCTTTTCTAAGAACTTATTAAACTTATTTGCCAGAGGCTGAGCTGAAACAAGAGTCGACAAGAATCCATCGTAAAGATTACTTACTGTTCTTGCATAACTTTCTATATTAGTGCCAGCATTTCTAATAACTTGCTCTAGATCACCAATATTCTCAATATCGGTAATAGCTTTTGTTATAGTGCCAAAAGACTTACCAATGCTGTCACCAAGTTCAACAAGAACTGGCTTTAGTGCTGGGAAAAGTTTTGTGCGAAGTCTTTCCAAACCTGCTTCTAACTGATCAAAAAGCTTAGTGCCTAACGCGTCGCGCAGTTCCTTGAGTGAAGGCATGAACGTACCAACCATGTACTTAACAAAGTCTTGCGCTTCTTTAGAGAGGCCGGATAAAGCTTCTGCAAATGCAGTATCACCGGCTCCGCCTCCTTGAGCTTTTTTAAGCGCGTCTTGAGCATCTTTTTGATCACGAAGAGCATCAATCTGACTTTTCTTGGCGTTTAAGTACGTGTCAGTCTGCTCATAAACTTCCGTGCCTGCGGCTGCTGCAGCGTCACTTAAGCGTTCTTGCTCTTTACGAAGATCTGCGTTACGGTCTTTAGCTTTACGTAGATTGAGTTCAGCTTCTTGAAACGCAAGATTTGCTTCTCTACGAGCACGGGAGTTAGGCGGTAAGTCTTGAACACGTTGAAGAGTTTCGCGAGCTTTTTCTAGCTCAATAGCAGCTTTCTTTTCGCCAAGCGCTGCGTCTTCTGCATCAAAACCAAGTTGTTGGATTTCTTCTTGAGCGTCTTCAACCGCGCGCGTAAAGTCTCGCTGAGCTTCTGTTACTCGTTCTGTCGCTCTTAGTAGACGCTTAAGAGCGTCTTCTTCCGCTTGTACGTCTTTAGTAGAACCCTTGCGTGCTTTAGTTCCTGCAGAAATTGCTGCGCCTACGCCTTTAAGTGCACTCGACAGACCTATGGCAGCAATACCAATCGACGTGAGGGCAGTAGCAAATACAATGCCAGCAGGCGCGGCTGCAACAAGAGCAGATGCTAATGAAACTAGTCCGCCAACTAATGCACCTATACCAGAAACTAGTTGAGAGATTAGCGGTCCTACTAGGTATCCAGTACGAATAAGTCCTTGGAATTGCTTTCGTGCACGAATTGCTGCCTTTTCAAAGCCAGACATAGACCTGCCTATGCTGTCTCCAGCTCCACCGCCAAATCCACGAGAGAAAGACTCTCCTACAGCTTTGCCATCTCTTTCAAGATTGATCCCGCTTGCTGCACGACGGACTTCGTTTTCAAAGCCAGTAGTTATAGCTTTAACAACGATGTATGCGTCGCCTACGACTGCCACTTGCTCACCTCCTCGCTTTTACCTAGAAAACGGTTCGTCTAATACTGCACCAAATGGCTTTGCAGATGAGGCATCAACTGGCGTAGCCGGGACAAACGCCTTCGTTGGTCCCTTTAATGGATCAAATGGAACTACGGTGTCATCTTCTTCGTAATCGTCAAAGTTCTTGATGTTTCCATTGGCGTTTGTAGAGTTGTTCGTGCGCACTCCGCCGTATGGATACTTGTACCCGTAGAAATCTTGGTAAAGAATCTCGCGACTACGACTACGTCCTTCTGCTTGTTCGCCTGAAGCGTAGTCCATGTCTTCTTCTAAAAAGAAGTGAAGAACGTCTAACATGTCAGATGCTTCCATTTCTCTTAGATTAAGTCCGTTCACGAGTGCTTTTCCGTTAATATATGGCCAGAGGTCAATCCCCCAAGTTAGGAGACTTCTGGCTCCGTTTCCGGGCGTCCTGCGTACACCTCAACAAGCCACCCCGAGATATCGCCAAGTGTTTCTACTGAAACAATCTTGTCTGGACTTTCTAGTAGAGCCGAGAATCTAGTGTAGCTTTCTGGTAAAAGAACATGCTCGAAAAACATGTTAATTGTCTTTGCAGATTCAGAAGCGTCGTCTCCGCTTGAACGAGCAACGAGGTCAAGAAGCGTCTTGCCTTGAAGTTGTTCGCGGCAAGAAAAATCTTCACCGTAAAGCTTGAAAGTTACTGGCTCTTTTTCACCAGCGTTTTTGCCAGAGCCAAAGTCTCTGTATTTAGTCATCTTTTCTTCCTCCGTTTTTGCGTTTGTGTCTTTATTAAGACGTTTGTCTTAATAGTTATCTTATCAAATAAAGGTTGTCCGCGAGGAACTTATTAGGCTTAGTTCCAGGGTGTCTTACAAGTCGTGAATACACTACTCTGCTGCCAGAAGTGAATCTCAACATTGTTGCTCTATCAGGAGTAATAATATGAGGTTTAGTTCCTTCATGGTGGGCTAACGCATAGCTAAGCGGAGAGCCGATTCTCATCTCTTGACCTAGAGGAGCTCGCGTCTGTCTCATATGAATAGAATTTTTCAGTCTTCCAGTGTCTACACCAACCTGTGCTTTTGCAGCTGCGATGATAGCTCTTCCTTTTACGAAGAGGTGACGACCAACAGGACCAAAAGGGTCGTTGAGAAGAAAGTCTAGGTCTTTTCTACGAAAAACAATTTTACTAAACACTAAGGACATTTTATGGAACCGCCAACGTTACTTGCATGCTTGTTGTTTGGAATCCACCTTCAAATCCTGAAACGTCTGCTGTCGCAATAACACCCATGCCAAACTCACCTGGCTCCCACTGATCAATCTTGTTGAGCAGGCGCATAAACATCCATGCATCAACTGTAGCAGCTTCAGAACCTTCTTGAATCTTGTCTCCTGAAGGCGCTCTTCCATTTACACCAACGACTGGAATCTCGCGTGATATTGAAATAGTCAATACTGCGCTGCGTGGCATAGTGCAGCGCTGAGGACTACCTGCTTGGTCTCCTGGAGGGCCAAGGTAAATCTGCACGAACGAGACTACAAGCTGCTCGCAATCAACGGCAGGTGAACCTACTGTCCAAAATCTACGAGATGGCAAAGGAACATTGTTTTCTTCAAATACAGTAATGGTCTTATCAAGAACGCTATCCATTAGATTTTTAAGGCTTAAGGCGTCTTCTGACACCATAGAGACGTCTGTTATTGGCATCGTGTTATATCCCGTCAGTTGCGTATGAAAGTGTCTTATATGTCGTCTGAGTGCCCATAACTAGCCGCCTAGAGTGTATGTAGGGGTAGGGTCAGTAGCTAGGCGAAGTTTAAGGTTTCCAGAGGCAATATAGACAGTTTCTACGCCATCTGCTTCTGCGTTATTAGGCTGACTCGCGTACAAGTCCCAGGTACCAGGGTCAGAGAAGCCTACGTAGTTGTACGCTTCATCGTAGCCAACGAAAAGTGTCAAAGTATCGCGTGATTCATTAGTAACAACGGCTGTTCCGGTGTCTGCAGTCAGCGTGACGTCGTCTACGCGGTCAGCCTCAGCACGAGCGTAGACAAACGTGGTAGCTGTAGGCACCTCAGTGATGTAGTAGCTTCCGTTGAAGGTAGCGTTAATGCCAGTAATAGTTACAAGGTCGCCAGCAATAAAACCGTGCGAGGTAGACGTGGTAATAGTTGCAACGTTGTCGGTGAGTTTCTTAAAAGTTACGCTTTTGGTAATGTCGGTAGTGATGGTGTTGATAGAAACTGATGTAGATTCAAGGTCTTTTGACGCGAGTCCTGACCAATTACTAATTTTTAAGTATGGTACCCACGCATTATTTGTTACAAGGAAGTTCGCGTTAAGCGAATCAATGTTGACCTCTAGTGTAGCGCCTTCTTCGCCTGTGACGTACATATCAAGACTGCTCGCAGCCAGCTTGAGAGGCTTAGGTACATGACGACGAGCGCGTGGAACATCTACTGAGAATACGCGTGACTTTGCACGTGCCTTATCTGGGTTTGAAGACTTAAGGAAGAGATCAACAACGTATAGACCTGTTCGCATGTCATCAATGAAGTCCTGATTGTCAAGAATAGTGTATGAAACGCCTTGACGTGATACCGAGGTAATACGCTGTGGCAACGCACAATCGTCAGACCCTGACCAAAGCTTAATAAATTCAGTTGCAAGAACACGAGCAGCAGCTCTTCCTGCTGCTGGTGCTGGTGAGCCATACGAGTATGTCACTTCAATGTTGCAAGGTGTCCATGGGACACCAGAGCGTGCCTGTAAGGTTGAATGGTCAACGAGATAGTAACGACTAGGGTTAACAATCTTGCCAGTTCTATCTCGCACTGAGTGCACCTGGGTTACTGGACGACCGCGAAGTCGTAAGCGCGATGATGGAGACATACCGTCTGTTGTCATTTCAGCATAGTCGTCAAACTCATCAAAAGGAATATTGTAGACCTGGCCGTCTACAAGCTCTGCCGTATAGTTCTTAGCCGACTGGCCTAGGCGATAAGCTCTAGATGCGCAAATGTATCTTTCTGTGACAGTAACAACTCCGCCATATTTTCTACCAGATAATGACCACAGGATCTGAGACGCAGTCTTGACCGCTTCATACGCGTATTCGCTATCTGCGTAGTCATCAAGCTCGTCAGTGGTGACCCAAAGGTTTGACACGTGTTTGTCCTCGTCTACTCGTCGTTAGTTTATTCTAATAGGGAAGCGGCATGCCTGTGTATACATGTATTACACATCGGCATGCCGCTCCACACTTGCTAATTAGGAGGTTGGATCCTCTGTTGACGCAATGATAAAGTCTGTTGCGTTATCTGCGTTGTAATCTTCGTTTCCAGGAACGTTATACGCTGTTGTTGATCCCTGTGAAGTGAAGTCTGTTACCGCGCGTGCATCTGCCGCTACTAAAGCAGTGCCTGTATCAACAGCAGAGGTAATAGTTCCACTTGTTGTTGTTGTATATGTGAAGGTTGTTGTTGTTGGGACGCTTGCGATTGTCCATGTACCTTCAAGTGAAGGGTTACCGTTTGTACCAGAAACTACCACTGTATCTCCTGCCACGAAGCCGTGAGCTGTTGAAGTTGTAAGTGTCGCAGTTGATCCTGTACGAGCAGAGTTAGAGATAGTCTTTGAGATATCTCCGTGCCATGTGTAGAAGCCCTTGCGCCCTGTTGGAGCCCATGATGCACGAGCGTATGAGTATGGGCGCTCTGCAGCAACTGGGAATTCCCAGCGCTCATCGAGGCCTGAACCAAACTCTTCGTTACCAAGGCCGTAACCTTCAAATGTGTTTGCAAGCATGCCGTTTTCAATTACGCGATCTCCTGAAAGGCGAAGCTTAACATATGGGAATACCCAGTGG